GTTGTGGGTTTTTACCACACCTGAACCTTGTTCCACCGCTATTGCACTAGAATACTAGTGTTGCCTTTCGGCATAGACTTATGTGGCGATCCCATGCATTCTCATTACACTATGACAAAACTTGGTCTCCGTACTAGGATTCGAACCTAGACCACATGACCCCAAATCACGGATGCTACCTGGTAACACTTTACGGAGAAAAAACAACAGGATAGCTTTTGTCGCTAGACAACCATAAGTTTAGCTTTAAGTTTGCTGTAACTATCCTAAAACATGGAGCAGGTAGGGAGAATCGAACTCCACTCAGCACAGCTTGGAAGGCTGGCGTCCCACCTCGGGCTTACCTGCATAAAATTGGAGGGTCCTGAGAGAATCAAACTCCCACCTCAACGTTCGTAGCGTTGTGTAATATTCATTTTACTAAGGACCCAAATTCTGGTGGACCGTAAGAGAATCGAACTCTTACCTGAGACGTGCAAAGCCCCCGTGCTACCATTATCACTAACAGCCCAGATTGACTTACTACTTTTCCTATTATACGCCATAAGTCAAGGCGAGTTTTGGTGCCCTAGGAGAGACTCGAACTCTCAGAACCTGGTTTCTAAGACCAGTACGTATACCTATTCCGTCACCAGGGCAATACAACAGAGTAGTTTTGTCGACTAAGACAAATTAACATTTTGGTAGTCTTTAGTGTTGCTGAACCTACTCTAAAACTTGGTACCCTGTAGAGGTAACGATCCTCTGTCTCCCGGTTATCAGCCGGGTGCTCTACCTTTGAGCTAACGGGGTAAAACTTGGCGGTCTTAGGGAGTAACGATCTCCACTCTTCTAGCGTGACAAGCTAGCGTGCGTCCATAAACACTTTAAGACCAAATTTGGTGGAGCAACTTGGAGTCGAACCAAGAATGTTTACCACGAGGGGACGGATTTACAGTCCGCCGATGCACACGCCTTAGCATCAATTGCTCCGTATCTGGAGTAGGTGACAGGAGTTGAACCTGCATATAACAGATTTGCAATCTGCTCCCTAGCCTTTCGGGTCACACCTACATTATCATATTAGAACACACTTCGTATCTTAGAAGTGTTTGGCAGATATCTCCACCGTCTTTCTTCCCAAATAGTTAGACCGCGAATCTAACTCAACCTGAAATGTATTCTAATATGGTACACCTAAGGAGAATCGAACTCCTCTTTCCGCCTTGAAAGGGCAGCGTCCTAACCGATAGACGATAGGTGCAAATACCTGCTTAAATTTTAAAAGAGCAAAAAAGAACCCCAGGGTGTTTAGGCCTGGGGTCTTGTTGGGATAAGCTGTACGATTACAACTTACAAGACCCCGAGATAAAAGGATAACCGGCCTCATCGGATAGATGATTCCAATTAATTGATTCTGATCGTTGATTACAACTGAGCATTTATACCTTTTATCCTTAACATGTTTGTATTATACTATATGTAGCTAATAAAGTCAACTATCTTACGACTTTAAGTCTTTCTTAACTAGATATATGTATGTATACGCGTTTTGCAAAGTTACTTCCATTTCTTTGGAAACTATTGCAATTATTTCCTTCTCGTCTTTTCCCTTATTCTCTAAGTAGATCTGACGAGCAACCTCTCTCTTTGAGCCTTTACGAGCCTTTGATACCGCTGTACCCTTGACTGCATAAGGCATTCTCTTTAGGATACGTTCGAACTTTGTAATAGCTATTTCTTCAGCCTTACTAGGATCAAATACCTCCATCAACAACACCTGCTCAATCGAGGCCAAAGCCATGATCTTTGCCTGTGAAGGCTCTGTATAACTGAACCCTGACATACCTAGAGTCTTAAGGATAGAATTTGAAACCTTTAGGGGATCAGATTGACTATCGATGTACTCACTGGTTTGTACAATGGCACGGTTAACAGACATTCCCTTACTCAAATCGAGCTTGGTCATCAATTTATCAGTTGCTATCATAGCATCCTTTCTTAATGTTTTTCAATTATACAAGGACACGTAAATTAAGTCAACTGTTAGTAATGTAACTATTAAATATGCCTTTTACTTTTGTTTTGTAATGTCTGGTCCTGATGGGGAAACTCTGAGGTGACCCATCGGCAACGGCAATAAGGATGTATGCGTCTTCGACCACTATACCGTACATCTCCTCCACCATTATAGCATAAGCCGTAACCTGATAAAAGTATGTCTCAATCCATTCTTCTTTCTTTGGATTGGTAGATGTCTTGAAGTCTACGATTGCCGGACGCCCGTTAACGGATGCAATGGCATCACACCTGCCGGCAGTACGGAGAGCCTTGGAGAACAAAGCGATCTCATTGCCATACAGGAAATCAATGTTCCGGTCTAGCCAGGGCTGAAGTTGTTTAAAAAGCATGATAGACGTAGGCATCATACCTTTTGCAAAGTCAACATCGTTACGAAGATACTCCTCCCACATCTTGTGGGCCTTGGTACCTCTTGTGGCCGCCTCCGTCATAATACGGGTGGCTTCGGCGTGACCTACTTTTTGTTTCCAGGCATCAAGCCCGGGTTTAGGTAATGAGGAAAGAACGGTGGTTACGGAGGGAAAGAGATCACCATCTACATCGTAGTATCTCTTCCCGTCCCTGTATACAGTCTTTAGATCATGTTCAGGCAAATGCTGATACTTGAAGGGTTCCTGACGAATAGCCAAGTCGGTCTTTAGCAATTATATACTCCTTGACAAGACCGGATCTGACAATGTCGTCTTCTTGGAATTCAACATGTTCAAAATTACCCATCCTATCTAAAATTCTCATGAAGTGGGGAAGTCCACTTCTATCACTTGACTTGGTTAAGTCGCTTTGTCTAAAGTCACCGCAAAGCATGAGTTTGCAATTGTGACCCATCCTAGTTATAACACTATCCAATTCGTGGAAGGTCATGTTATTAATCTCATCAACAATTATAATCGTATTGTTGATGGTTAATCCACGAATGAAAGAGGTTGATATAAAGTCAACGACGTTTCTTGACTTAAGTATTTCATAAGAATCACCTCTACCAAAGAGTTCGGAGCATATGGCATAGTAAGGTGCCTCATATACCTTTGTCTTCTCTTTTGTATTACCAGGTAAAAATCCCATGTCCCTGGTAGGTACAACTGATCGTATGATCAATACTTTCTTATATCTACTACCCCTCTCTAATACCTCTTTCAAACCTAGGTACATGGAAATAAATGTCTTTCCTGTACCTGCAAGTCCATGCAGCAAAATGTTCTTGTTCTTATCGAAAGCTTTGAAAGTTAGGTTTTGGTTCTCCGTTAAAGGTTCAATTTCTTTTAATGACAGATTTGTTTTAGTTTGCTTTGGTTCAAAATCTAAAACTACTCCTGTTTCCTTGAGCGCTCTTATATTTCTTCTTGCTGCTTTGCTCATTAAGACCCTTTACTTGTAAGTGTTAATTCTACTCCTAGGACTGCCCTGTTTAACTTTTTGTAAAACATCCCTAAACCCATCTGAAGGTTTTAAGCGACCAAGTCTAACTGGATCACTAAAACCGGGGGCTTGAGGAACAGTTTGTAGGTGCGGGTTATCTAACTTATATTGATCCAGCTCAGAGATCTTCATCAGCTTCTCAAAAGTTTCTTCTGTATTAATATCTCTAAAAATGTAATATGGCATTACAGCTGGTCCTCATAAATTAAGATTTTTTTAAGATCGCGCGACCTAAGCGCGTTCTCAAATTGTTTAAGCTGCTTTCTATTCTCAACAGCCCGTGTTTTTTGTTTTGTATGATAACCGTCTTCGAAAACATTATTAGATGAACGCTTAACGTTCTTTTTTAAAGTTTTACTCATTTTCTTACTGCTTAATCTCCTCTGGCAATAATTCAGGAAATGCTTTTCTTACCACCTTTGCAGTAAGTTCTTTAAAGGGTAGGGTCTTATTCTTGACATGACACAAGAGTACTGCATCATTCTTATCAATAGATTCTAGAAGCTGAATGAATAGGTTTTCTCTTTTCAGCTTGGTTAAGTTAGGGTTACCACCCTCGATGAAGAGATATAGTCTTCTGAGTTCACTATACAATCGATTTTCTTGGTCAAGGAAATCAGTAGGCTTATAAGGGGGATCGGTATCAGGTAGTAGAAACTTAATACGCGGGTCAAGTGCATATTGCAGGATAGTTTGGATTGGAGCTGTCCCATTCTTTTGCAAAAGCGCAACTCTCTCTTCAACATTTTTACCTTTGGAGCATTCCTCCAAGACTTCATATAACGATTTTTTCATTTAAAACTCATTTATACTTTCAATTAATAATTTAAGTTTATGGGACACAAAGTAGTTAAAGAGCTTGGAGCGACCCTTGCCTGCTTCACTTTCATATAATTGGAGAATCTTGTTTTGAATGTCTTCTGGAATGAATGTAAGATCAATGAGTTGTTCGTTACGAATCCAGTTACGGAGCTGCTCTTCTTTGAGCTCTTGACGGGGGTTTCTAAGATGGGAGTATTTTTCAAGCCGCATAGGCTTTTGCCTGACCTTGTTAACAAGGCAGTCATCTGGTGAAAGTATGTTAGGAATACCATCCCCTATGTCACCCTTTAGGATAAGTTCTCTAGTGAACTTGACAGGGTCTGCATGCTTAATATCTTTTTTTCTGACAGGATCATACTGTTTAACGTTACCAAAAACTTGTAACTGTCCGAAGTCTTTATCCCCAGAGAGAATAAGGATCTTCTCACCAGTATTTAGCATATTACCGTTGGCAATAGTAATAGCGCCAATAACATCATCTGCCTCGGCACCCTCAATCTGTACAACTCTGTATGGGAAGAATTCTTTAAGCTCTGCCTTGATATGATTGAGTGCATTGAATACTGCGTTCCAATCGAGTTCAGACTCTTCACGAGCCTTCTTTCTATTGGCTTTGTAGTACTTAAACACCTCTTTGCGCCACACCTTCTTATCATCACAGCAGATGATAAGTTCGCCATATTCCTCACAGAATTTTGATCTCAAAGACCTGATGGTATTAAGTACCATATGTCTAAGAAGATTTTCTTCTATTTCAGTATTCGTATGATTACCTAATTGCGCCATTAGGTTAGCAATACAAACCTGGTTAAAGTCAAGTAGTATCATAACATGTTATAGTTTAATAGTGAATCTATTTAGGTACGATAGTCTGATTGACTGGGCCATGATGTGCATGATTGCCTGATGGGCATCTTCTACTACACCATAATTATTATTTTTAACATGTAGAACGATGTCGGCAAGTTCTTTAGCCTCACCGCCGTCGAATCCAACCAGGGCAATGGTTGATAGTTTCTTGAGCTTGGCAACTCTCAACACCTCAACAATGTTTGGTGAATTACCACTACTAGATACTACAACTAAAACGTCTCCCTCGTTTGCCTTCATGTTAAGTTGGTAGGAGAATACTTTCTCGTATCCCATGTCGTTTGCAATAGCAGTAACTAAAGACATATTAGACGAGAGAGACTGAACCTGTGGAAGCATACCAGTATCAAAACATACGCCCTTGGAATGGTCGCAGGTAAAGTGCTCACTTATAGCAGCCGATCCTCCATTACCACATACAAAGACGTTCTTGCCATTTGCATAAGCTGCCACCAACTCATCTACTGCTAGATCTAGATTCTTCTTATCGAGTTCAACCAGACCGTCAATAAGTTGTGTTACATACTCTTTAAAGTGTTCGCTTGCTTTCATTATATACTACTGTAGTACCAGTATCCTCAAATTTAAATTTAAACTCTTCCAAGTTACTCAACGACTGTCTTACTGCCTCTTGTTTATCCAAAGGCACATAGAACAGTAAGTACCCACCACCACCGGCCCCTAGTATTTTACCACCAAGGGCTCCAGCCTGCATTGCTTTCTTATAATGCATATCGATGAAGTCGTTAGATACATTATACGCTAGTTGACGCTTTAATTGCCACCCCTCATCTAACATTTCACCGATATCATCTAAGTTACCTAACTCAAGTGCAATCTCTGCATCTATAGTCATACCTACCATTCTCTTAAGCAATGAGTCATTGGTCTTACTCTTACTCTGTACACTTAAGATATCAGAAGTATTTCTTGTTAGCCCGGTATAGAACATCATGAGATTGTTATTGAGACGTTCTATGATTACATTTGACACTGCAGGTTTAACTATCAGTACTCCGTCTTTGTGAAATCCAAATACATTAGCACCACCAAATGCAGCAGCAAACTGATCTTGTTTACCTATCGGTTCCTTACATGATTCTATCTCTATTAAGCAGGCAAGGTTTGCGATATCATACTTACCCATGGGCATGTTTAACAGATTAGATAATGCGTTAATTAAACCAACAGTAAATGTTGATGAAGATCCTAGACCTGTACCCTTGGTTGGTATCTCACAAAAAGAACTAATTTCAACGTGTGATGATATACCAAATCCACGCAGACATTCTCTTACTCTTGAATGCTTAACACTACTTACTGAATCGGCAAGCTCAACCTCAGTGTATACCACCTTCACACCCTTAAAGGCAGTACGGCACAGGGCTATGTACATGTACTTGTCAATAGTAAATGACAGTACCCTACCAGGCTCCCTCTCGTAGTAAGATGGTATGTCACTACCCCCACCAAAGAGACTGATCCGTAGGGGTGTTCTAGTTAGAATCATCGACGGTTTGTATCGTAGGAGAAGATAGGACCAGATGCCTTTAACTTACGGCTATCAACGGTGCTATACTGCTTCTTAAGCCCTACCAATAAGTCTTCCCATTGCTGTGTTACTTTACCCCAGTTGTATCTGTTGTCTGCGTACATTTTAACCAACTGTAAGTAAGTTTGTAGCTGCTCGGTATTGACTGCTTCAATAGCATTCTCCATAACCTGGTAGAACGTATTGACGTGCTTTTGTGGGTCACTATTACCTTGGTACATAAAGTTCATACCACCTGAAGTATCAATCAGTCCACCGTA